CAATCCATCATTGTTTGTTCAAGTTGTTAAGCAACTGATTTGTGCCGGGTGGTGTGAATATGAGTTTACAAACGACTATTCCGCTATCAAAAGGCTCGATTTACCTGATTTTGCAAGGGATTACTTTAAAAAGATGCAAATGGAATTAGATGAAAAAATAGTCGTTTCGGAGAATAGTTAAACAAAATATTCTTTTTTATTTGCTTAATTGTTTAACATTGTCTAACTTTGATTATACTTCGGAGAATAAATCAATAGATCATGATAAACAGCATTTTAACAAATGATTGTGCTTTTGAAAGTCAAAAAGAATCAATTCTGAATTATCTTCAATCAGGTAAAAGCCTTTCACCGTTAGAGGCTCTGAATATGTTCAATTGTTTAAGGTTAGGCGCTCGGATATCCGACCTAAGAAAAGAAGGATACAATATCCAAACAACCTACAATAAAAAGGGAAAGAGATACGCAAAATATATACTAATACACTAAAACAATGGAAGTAGTTTTCGATAAAAATAAAGCGGAGGAAGATCGTAAAGCTTTAAATGCAAACAAATACAGCGGATTGATAAAAAACATGTTGCCAGGCGAGCGAGGATTAACAAATCTGGCACTAGGCACTCGTTTAATTAATTCGTCAATCCTATTCGAGGAGAATGTTCGAAGTTTCAATTCATTTACTACAATAGGTATTAAAACAGCATCTTATGGCGGTGTTTCGACTCCGAGACCTATTGACCTGAAAGAGTTCATGAAAAAGAAAATAGCGATCATTTCAGCCGAATTGGAGGAGCTTAATTCTGTTCTTGAACAAACCTTGGTAAAAGGCAAAGGAAAAGCTGAAGTCGTTGATATGGCATATTCAAATATTGCTGCTATTAATCAATTTGTCTGCTTGTCGGCAGAGGATCAAGACGAAATTTCACAGCAGATTAACGAGCGTTTTAAAAAGATTTTTGAGAAATAATATGTTAAAATCACATGTTTTACATAATTCAACAATTAAGGTCAAAACTGGATCATGTCCGACTTGTGATAACGCGAAGAAAGTGCCGCTTATTGGAGGATTTTGTTCTTCTCACTACTGGCAAAGCAGATCAAAATCACCCAAAAAGAAGGAGCAAAAGCCGATTCGCAAATTGAGCCCAAGGCGAGCACAGCAAACTGCTAAATATCTAAAGGTAAGATTGGAAGTACTATCGGAGAAACCATTTTGTGAGGTTTGCGGATGTGCAGCAACTGAATGCCACCACAAAGGCGGTAGGATGGAACAGAAAATTTTTGAAAAGTCTAATCTACTTTCGGTCTGCAGATCTTGCCACCAAAAAATTGAATTAAATAAAGAGTGGGCTTTAGAAAATGGTTACTCTGAAAATAGATTATAAAACACAAACAATATATGATACCTATTATTCACGCTGAGCTATCAGCAAAAAGATTCGGTGGGGTACCCGAAGACTATTTAGATATTCATGAGTTAATGGATAGTTCTAAGCAAGCATTCCCCAATAATGGACACAGAGTTTTAACACACAACTCTTGGTTTGTTGCTTTGATTCTCCCCAAAATTTTTGGACATCAACGATTAAACTCGGATGGAAAAAAATACAGTGTAAAAGATGTAGGAGAATATCACTGCCTTGAAGATTTTAAAATGAGGTTTATTCCCAGCGTACAGGATTATTTAGAGCATTTGGATGTGCAACCTTGGATGAATAATGGTGGAGGAGTTCCCAATAGGTTGAAAAATAAAAAACAAGAAATCATAAACAAAATAATAGATTAATATGAACACGTTAGAGACTATCAAACAAAAAATTGCAGACATTAATGCAAAGAAACAAGAATTAGTAGAAGGTCTTAGAAAAGATTTCGCTCCCATGTTGCAGCCACTATTTGACAAGTCAAATGGAAAAATCACATCGTTTGGATGGACACAATACACCCCATATTTTAACGATGGCGAGGAGTGTACATTTAGCACTCATGTCGATTACCCTGTAATAAATGGCGAGGATTCCGATGATATTGACGCTTTAAACATTGGGATATACAAAACAATTACAGACGAAAACTTGGCCGAACATAAGTCTTTCAATGAAAGCGAACATGGTCACAAGTGGTATGTTTCCAAATCTGTAGGAGAAAACGGATATTTTAGAAATCCTGGGTATGACGAGGACTTGGCAAACCTTGTTGATGAATTCAAGCAGGTTATCAAAAGTATTGACGATGAATTCTTGAAAGATCTTTTCGGAGACCACGTTCAAGTCACGGTAAACGCTGACGGCACAATCGAAACAGAAGAATATTCACACGATTAATGCTAAAACAAAAAATAACAATAGGGTTAGACCCTGATAAAGTGAAATCGGGCTTCTCAGTATTCTATAAGGAAACTGGGGAGCTTTATCTGTTTGAATTCGACTTGTATGATACGTTTAACAAATTACTCTGGTATCATCTTCGTTATGATGTTAAAGTACGGTTGGAGGCCGGCCACCTCGTAAAAAGTTTTTGGCAACGTAGGACTGTTGGCACCGCTAAAAGTGTCGGAGAGAATAACAACGTCGGTTATCAACTAGAGCGATTTTTGATAAAAAACAATATTAAACACCAATTGGTTAAGCCGTGTGGATTGAGTTCATACACGCATGAAATGTTTTGCCGAATAACCAATTGGGATATTAAAAAACTTACTAACCCCGAAAAGCGAGTGGCTGGCCTTCTTGCTTATAAACACTAAATACCATGGATAAAAGATACACCTCATTTGCAATGGCATATTTAAAAGAAAACTACTCGAATGTTTTCCAAGAAATTGAAAGAGCCTATATTCCTCAGTTATCTGAAATCGAACGGATCTCAAACCGATTTTGCGAATATAACGGTGTATCTATAAATGATATCCGAAGTAATAGAAACGGCAAGATGCTCAATTTAAAGTATAAATTGATCGGTATCGTGCTTTGGTTATATCAACCAGGTAAGATAACAAGCAAGGAAAGGCTAGATACCGCCATAGCGTCTGAACTTAAACAATTGTTAGAACTAAATACCCCGAACTTAAACACTGCTGTTAAATGTGCTGTAAACCTGTTTTATTATGCTGAATTTAAGGTAGATGTGGTTCAATTTTGCAACTATTTCAAGTTAGTAAAATCGTGAAGCTTGAAAAAACTTTAAAAAAAGTTTGATTTTTTCTTTGATTTTAATTTAACACTGTTTATCTTTGTTTAACAAATAAGAGGAAACAGTATTAATAAACACAAAATTAGAGAACATGAAAACTTTATTATTCACTATTGCACACAGGGTAAAATCAAGTTTTGCAACCTTTTCAGAAGCATTAAAATATGCCTGGAAAATCATTAAGCTTAAATCTAAGCTTTCAAAAGAGATCGTTTCATTCAAATACAAAAAGGTAGATGGTACTATCCGTTCGGCTGTTGGCACGCTAAAAAGCGATATGTTGCCAACTGGAAAGGGTAAATCATCTAGTCCAAGTGTAATGACCTACTTCGATGTTGAAGTAAACGATTACAGATGTTGTAAGATCGAAAACCTAATTTTTTAACCGTCTGCCATTATGAAATTAAGAATATCATCAATTGGCAACTTAAAAGGCCGACCAGTTGATATGAAGCAATTTTGTATTGCTAGGTCAATTATGAAAAAAGAAAACAAATGGGAAACAGTTCACATGAATGATGATGGTGACTTGGTGTTATTTCGTTTGCTTTCTACTTCCGAGCAGAAAGAATTGCAGGAAAGCATAAAATGTTTTAGCAATTATGAAGAAATGAATATTGGTGATATGGTTAATGAGCCATTATCCCCAAGAGAACCAAATCATTGGTATTAATAGAATAGTAAACATCATGAAATTCAAAGGAACAAAAGGACAACATAAAAAAGTATATCAAGGTGATATATGTATCGGTATTGGTGTTGAGATATCGCCAAATTATTTTGAAATGACAGCACATTCAATATTGCCAGATTGTGAAGATATGTCTGACAAGGAAGTAGACAAGTGTATGCGCACACTAGAAGCGGATATGACACTTTATAGTAAAGCCCCTGAAATGCTTGAGATGCTGAAACATGTATTGGCACTTGCTCAATGTGGTAATATCGTAGAGGCTTACAAAATCGAGGAATTAATCCAATCAGCTACCAAAATCTAATTTGAAATGGAAGTTAAAGCAAAATTAACCACTATACTAAACCGCTTAAAAAACTTCGTCATACCTGACTTAGAGAGCGAATACGTCGGCTACGAAAAGGGCTACACTGATGGCTTTGAATATGCCACTAAGCTTTTCGATGTGGCAATTCAAAAGGAATTTGGCAAGTATGTCCAGATTGAAGAAAACAAGTCGATAATCATCCGCGAGAAAGACAAAGAGATCGCGCAATTGTCGGGATTTTTATTGAGTAAGCAAAGATATATCGATCACCTTGAAACGATCTTAGAAAACGCATCATTTAAGGGGCTGAGCGCTTCAAAAATGAAAAAGGTTATCTATCTGATCGCTCATGCTTCGGGCAGGTCTTATGAGGCTGTAAGAGGTCAATTATTGGATATTTTAGAAGGAAAGGCGGTGAGAAATGGATAAGTTGACATTAGAGGTGCTTGCGCCTTATTTGCCATACGGCGTTCAAATCATAGATAATAATAAATTAGAAACCATCATAGGCATAGTTAATAATAAAGTTTTTATTGAAGATTGCCATCGTAATGGGTATGCTCAGATTGAAGATGTAAAACCAATTCTTCGACCTCTATCTGATTTATCCAGTTACAATGAACGTTTTGAAGAATCTTGGATAAGCAGACTGAATAAGGAATGTATTGAAGTTAGTAACGCTGGTGGTATATGGTTAGATAGTGATTTGGATTTTGATCTTATGTATGATCGATGCGAACCGCCCGTCTATCTACGCATAGAATATACTAGTAAGTGTAGAGATTGGCTTGTTAAAAATCACTTCGACGTATTCGGCCTAATCGAAAAAGGGCTTTCGGTTGACATCAACCAAATTGATAACTTGAACTTATCAAACAATTAAAGTAACTTAAATAAAATTAAAATTAGACTATTATTTACATTTGAAGGGTAGGGTAAAACCTGCCTTTCTATCAAAAAATTGATTATGAAAGTATTAACATTAAGCATCAAACAAGAGTTCTTTGACCAGATCAAAGCAGGTACTAAGACATTCGAAGAACGTGAAATCAGACCGAATAACGTAACCAAATATTGCGTTTTGGATGATGAAGGTTATGTCGATGAAATCGACGGAAAACCGATCACAGTTAAGTATGATGCTATCAAGTTTTTGACTGGGGCATATAAAGGTAAACGTCCAAGTATGCTGGTTGAAGTAAAAGACGAGTCAGTCATCATATTGACTGATGAAGAAGGTAACGACATTATTTACCTGGATAAAGGGGAAGAGTATATTGCATCGATCATTAGATACGAGTTGGGTGAAATATTAGAACAGTAAAATTGCAATTATGAGAAATCGGATCAACAGAAATACCGGTGTTTCAAGTAACGTAAACGGCGCCCGTAATATTTACACGGTAGCCCGTCGAGGTCGAAACGCTGGTAGTACCGCGCAACAGTACGGTAACCGTCGTCAACGTTATGGTGACATGCGTAGAGCATTTGGTTTAGCAGGTGGATAAGCTTAACCATACAAGAGAGGTGATAGACTCGATCAGTAAAAAAACTGCTCGGGTCATCCTTTTTTATAGTGGTGGCAAAGATTCGATTATGTTGCTCAACCAGGTGGCGCCGAAATTCAAAGAAGTGGTGCTTGTCTTCATGTATTTGGTGCCAAATCTTAGACACGTCGATATTTACCTGAAAGACGCGTTGAACCGATACCCAAACGTTATATTGATCCAAAAGCCTCACTGGATATTGACGTATATCCGAAAGTCTGGTAATTATTGTATTGCCGATCCAAAGGTAAAGCTTAAAAAGCTGAAGGATGTGGATGACGAGGTAAGAGAGGAAACGGGTATCGAGTATTCAATCTTTGGCATGAAGAAAGCCGATAGCCTCAACCGCCGGTTAATGCTGCAGGGGTATGACATAGAAGCGATCAACGAGAAGACTAATCGCGTATATCCTCTATCCTTATGGACCAATAAGGAGGTATTGCGTTTTATTCGGGATAACAATCTACCAAAGCCGATATCCTACAACAAAAAAGCTAGTTCAGGGGTAATGCTTGAAAAAGACTGCTTTGAATATCTGCAGAAGAATTATCCGGATGATTTGGATAAAATCTATGAGGCCTTCCCAATGAGCAGAGTTATTTTATTTGGTAAATAATATGTTAAAATCACATTAAACACATAATGAGCAAAAACAAATATATAACATCGGAATCCATTGAAATAAACCGTTCTCAGATAGAGCCAGCGAAGTATAATCCCCGTAAGATATCAGAGGAGGCAAAGAAGAAGCTAAAGGCTAACATCAAGCGAATGGGGGTCATGGGTGGCATAGTTTGGAATAAGCGGTCTGGCCGTCTTGTTGGAGGTCATCAAAAGCTAATGATCCTCGATGAGCTGCAGAAGTACGACCGAGAAACCAAAGAGAACGATTACCTTATCCGGGTAGAGGCTGTTGATCTATCCGATAAGGAAGAGATTGAACAAAACATTTTTCTCAACAACAAGAATGCCCAAGGAGAGTTCGACAATGATATCCTATCCACGTTATTGAACGATATTGAAGTCAAGAATACCGGATTAGATGACTTCGATTTAAATCTATTAGGATTCGAATTACCGAGCTTCGAAATTGATGAAGTAGAGCCTGAACCTTTAGAGGAAATCAAACCTAAATCCAAAGAAGAGAAGATGGAAGACATCAAGGCCAAGAAAGAAGCATCGACAGAGAAAGCGGTAAACACTGCTAGGGAAGGGAATACCTATGTTATGCTTTCCTTCAATGATTACCAGGGAAAAGAGGAGTTTATGAAACGGTTTGACTTACATCCGAATGCAAACGTAATATCTGGCGATGAGTTCGCTGAGAATATTGAAAGAATTTACTAACATGAAAGAGATAGAACTACCGATACTTTGGATGGACGAGAAAGATTGCCAGTTGGAGGATTTAGGGATAAAGCCAACTCAGGATTATACCCGGACTCGCAACATGACTTTCTATCACATCAACGCTATAAGCCCTCATTTCGAAAATGGGCAAAGCTTAACAATCATTCATTCGAACAATGATGAGTTTGTTTCAACTATTCCCTATGAGGAAGTAAAGAAAAAATTAAAGGAGGTTTATTATGGTTAATGATGTTTCTCCAATTTGTGATTACTGTAAAAAAGAATCAGGGCTTGAATGGAAAGGAAGCACAGGGGCAACTGGCGCCCATCTCAATAATATAGGTTGGGTTTATAAGAATGCTTTCCTTTACACAGGTGAAAACACACCATTGGCATTTTGTTCTAAAGAATGTTGTAAGCATTACTATGAGACTGTTCTAAAAGTTTCAAAGGAAAAGTCTGATAGGGTAAGTAAAGTAATCGCAGAAGCAAGGGAAGCGTCATTGAAATCGGTACCTGAAATGGTCGAAAGAATTAACAGATTTTCAAAGGCTTTAAAAGGAAGGAAATAGTTATGGCAAAGCCTAAGTATGATTACGAAAGCGACGAGTTCAAAGAACGGATAGAAGAACTTGCAAGGAGGGGCTACACGGACAAAGAGATAGCGCTTGAGCTTGAATTGAACCCGAATTATTTTAGTGAGCTGAAGAATAACAATGACTGTATATCTGAACCACTCAAGCGCGCAAGGGCAAAAGTGAATGCGACAGCCCGTCAAAAGTACCTTGCTCTCTCCATGGGACTTCTTAAGAAAAAAACGGTTACCCGTAAACTCCCATCCAAATTTGAGGAAGATTCTTACATAGATCCTGATGGACTTGTCGTGTACGAAACGATTGAAGAGTTACCTCCTGATAGAGCAGGACTCGAAAGATGGCTTTATAACCATGATGAGGATTGGAGAAAAACGATTAATGATAGCAAGCGCCTGGACATTACTTCCGACGGAAAAGAGATAAATGCAAACCCATTAGTTTTTGTCTCGGCTAGTGAATTGTCGGAAGATCAGTTACAAGGATTGATTAAGGCGCAGATAGGAGAGGATATAAATGCCGATAGCAGTAACGACACAGGTTCATGATGAGCTGGTAGCAGCTTACAATCAAAGAAAGTATAATGTCTTTGTTATGGAAGGAAGTTCGCGGAGCTCCAAAACGTATAGCATTATCCAATTTCTTATCAAGTATGCGACATTGAATAGAGGTACAAGGCGCCGGGTAGCGATTTGCCGTTTGAAAGGAACGTGGCTAAGTGCAACAGTGCTCCATGACTTTATCAATGTATTATCGGCTTATGGTCTTTACAACAAGAAAGATCATAACAAAACAAACAAGATTTACACGCTCTTTGATACTGAATTTTGGTTTATGGGCCTAGATGATCCTCAAAAGGTTCACGGTTTCGAATCCGACATATTTTGGATTAATGAGGGAATAGAGGCAGGATACGACGATTATGCTCAATTGATGCAGCGCTGTAAAGGCTTTGCCATCATCGATTATAACCCGTCGGAGACTGAGCACTGGATTTACGACCGTATTTTGAAGCGGCCTACTACATGGTATAGCCATAGTACGTTCCGTAAGAATCAGTTTATCTCTCCAAATGCCAAAGCACAGATCCTGTCGTATGAACCGACCGAGGAAAATTATATCGCCGGTACCGCGGACGAAAGAAAGTGGAAGATATACGGCCTTGGCCAACGTGCAAGTTTAGAAGGCATCGTATTCGAGCAGGGCAAACACTGGGAGATGATTAAAGAGATTCCAGACTGGGCTAAAAAGAATCACCGCTTCGGTTTAGACTTTGGATATACCAATGATCCTACGGCAATAGATGAAGCATATTGGGGGGAAGGTAACGGCAATATTCGTTTCATCAATGAGATATGCCACCAAACAAATACCATCAATCCTGAGATAGCTACAATAATCAAATTGAATGGTCTAGGTCGTGTCAAAGGCTATGCGGATAGTGCGGAGCCAAAGAGTATCGATGAAATTAATCTGATGGGGGTCAACCTTCATCCAACGCATAAGTTTCAGGGAAGTGTTGTTGTTGGTATCGACATTTTGAAACGGCAAAAGCTATATGTCACCGAAAGGAGCATAAACACGATCAAGGAACTGAAGATGTATACCTGGGCACAGGATAAAAATGGTGTTTGGCTGAATCAGCCTGTTGCCGGCAATGAGCACCACATTGACGAGATACGGTATATCGGATTAGCGGAGTGGGGCCAAGAAATGACACCAGAGGTAAAAGAAAAAACAGCAAAAGCAATGTCAAGTTTACGGCGTGGCGGACGAAGAAATATAAGGAGATCAGCATAATGACAGTAGAGGAACTAAATAAAAAGGATAAGTTCAAAGAGGCGAAACAGTACTTTGAGCAAAACAAGCGTGTTGTTGAGTATAACAAAAAGCAATACACTATAGAGGAGGTATTGAAGGAATACGACCCCTTGCAACACAAGGTTATGGACATGAAGCATCGTCCTGATAAGATATTGTCAGAAGATGGTGAGGAGATCGTCGATGCCACCAACAACAATACCATCCGCAATACAGTTGACTATTCAATAGCCACAGTTAACCGTTTACCGCTCCCAGTTCAAAAACGAATCGTCCTGATCGCTGCCACGTTCCTTGTTGGTGAAAGAATAAATATTGAATCTAATGCAGAAGGCAAAGGGAAGGATTTAGAGCGCCTTTGTCGTAAAGTATGGGACGATAACAAGCTTGACTACGAATCGAAGAACATAGCTGAGCTAATGATGTCTGAGACGCATTGTGCGGAGCTATGGTACGACTATACTGATACAGAATATTGGAAAGGCACGGTGCTGCAGGCTTCAACTAAGAAAGTTGGTGTAATGATCCTTGCAGAAAGCAAAGGAGATAAACTGTATCCCATCTTCGACGAGTACCAAGATCTTATCGCCTTCGGCCGTGGGTACAAGGTAAAAGTTGACAACAAAGAAATCGAGCATTTCGACTACTATACAAAGGACTTTATTGTCAAAGGTATATTGGAGGGCAACGAGTGGAAGACAACACAGCAGAAGAATCCATATGATGCTATTCCTGTCATCTACTATTCACAAGATCGGCCAGAGTGGGCAGATGTTCAACCTTTGATCGAAAGAAAGGAAACAAGGTTCTCAGATTTCGCGGATACCAACGATTATTTTGCCGATCCGGCGCTTGTGGCAAGTGGAACTGTAGAAAATCTGCCATCAAAAGGTGAGGTAGGCAAGCAATTTCAAGTTCAAAATGGCGGTGATGTAGACTATCTTACATGGGATAACGCTCCTGAATCTACGAAAATGGAATTCGAAATGTTGGATCAAGAGATATTTGCAAATACGCATACTCCTGATATTTCATTTTCTGCAATGAAGACACTGGTCGGTGAGATATCTGGAATTGCACTCAAGCTCCTATTCATGGACGCACAGATCAAATCAAGCAAAAAGCAGGAGTATTTCGGGAAATGTATTCAGAGAC